TTCACCAACTTTTAAAATACTGCCTGCGACATTGCCAATACCGCCAGCAGTTTTTTCAATGCCTTTAATGGTGTCTTTGTTATTAAATTCTTTTGAAAGGCTATTCGCAGCTTCAGTCATATATGGGAGTAATTTAGATCCAAACATGATGGTTAAATTAGACCAAGCCTGTTTAAATCTAGCTTCTGACTGTTGAGCAGTTTGAGAATTCTTTTCAGCAAGTGTGGCAACATACTGGCCTTTGTCTCCAGCTTTTTGAACTTTGTCAGTTAATTCTGATAGTTCTTTGTTATGCTGTGCCAAAATAATACCAGCTTGTTGTCCGGTAGTTCCAAACAAAGCATTAAAAACAGAAGCTTTTTTTGCCTTGCCTAGATCTTTTGTTTTGTCGTTAACAACAGCCATAATAGTTGATAAACTTTTAAAATTGCCATTTGCGTCAACTAAATCTGACCTTTTAATCCCCAATTTGTCGAGCAATGAAGTCCCCCCACTGGAGTTTTTAGCATCTTGTATTTTTTGTGAAAGATCGGAAATTGCATCTTTTTGTGTTTGAATAGCAGATGTCGCAGCTTTTTGAGTCTTAGTTCCATTTTTTACATCAGCGTTTAATTCATTTATTTTTCTTTGATGCTTGGCAATTTGCTCGTTATAGTCTGCAATAGCACCACTAACACCTTTTTGAGCTACCTCTTGTGAAGCTAATGCATCTGATATACTATTCACAACTTTTCGCAGACCAGTACCCAATGTGTTATCGTACAGACTCTTTATCCTGTACTTCTTATAGTTTCCTATAAGTTCAGACTATATCTCCATCTACACCATTACGTGTTTAGATGCTTTGCCTTCGTGGATATTTCTCCATGAAAAAAGCACGTTAGAAAAGACGTGCTTTTGCTTTAGGATAATTTATCTAGTCGTTACACCTTCTAGCTATTTCTAACTAGCTTGGCTCGGGATCAACATGTACGAAAGTATTTAGCCTTCCCCGAATTAACAAAGTTATTTTTCAAAAACATTTCTGTTTAAGCGGCCAGTTTTACCAAAGCCTTGTCTGCTTCTAATCCATGATTAGATAATTCGCCCATTGCAGCACTAGTTTCAGATAGCTTAAACCCTGCACTATGAGCTGAATCGCCGACATATTCCATGCCTTTGCCCAGCGATTGAAAATCAGTTGCAGTCATGTCTGCCGCATAAGCAAGCTCGTTAACTGCTCTTTTACTGTTTTTAGTCATTTGTGTTGTATTATCAGTCCGCATCCCAAACGCATCAACAACCTGAGATGATACTTTTACTACATCATTAAAATCGTCACCAGATGCAACTGACGCTTGCAGTTCAGACCTCATTGCACCAAGTGCCTCTTTTGATGAGTACCCACGCTTGACGAGTTCTTGATACTGCTCTGCAATATCTTTTTGGCTTTTACCATATTTTACTGAATACTCCATACCATCTTTTTGCATTTGAGCAACATTTTTAGTAGCTTCAGCAGTTTTCTCACCACCAGTTACAAGCAAGTTGGTAGTGACCTTGTACTCATTTTGTAATGTCGATGCTTTTTTAGCCCCAGAAAGTGCTGCAGCTCCAAGAACCGCAATGCCTCCACTTGCTACGATTGCAGAGTTTTTAACTTTAGAAAGCCCGCTTTTTATGCTACTAGTGGCATTAGAAACAGTGTCTTTAACTTTTACAGTTCTATCAGACATACCGCCAACTGCTGCGTTAAGTTTACTGATTTCTTGGCGATTAGTAGCGTATTTTGCTGAAAGCTCATTAACTCTAACTATTTGGTCAGTATACCTTTTATCTGCCGTCCCATAAGTTGCACTAAGATCTGTAAGTCTTTGCTTTTCGGCCGCTAACTGAGATTCCATTTTGGAATGCACATTTCTCAAACCATCTAGCTGCGCTTTTTGTGCAGTAAAAGTTCTTCCTTGGGCCTTTAGCATTTCCACATAGCTGTTGCTTGATCTCTCGGCTGATTCTGTCGCTTCTTTTAATTTCAACACTCCAGAAGCTTGTAAATCAAGAGATGATTTAGCTCTCTCTTGTTGAGCCTGTAAATTCGAGATTGCTCTTTTGGATGAATCAATTTGATCCTCATATTTTAAATATGTTTGGCGGCCCTTTTCAGTTGTTAAATCAAGCCCATTTTGCTCATTTTTAAGTTTTTCAATCACAAGCCTTTGAGCATCTATAGCGCGCCCTGCATCTGTAACTTTCTGAGCATATGCAGCCATTGCTCCTTCACTAGTTTTAATTTCTGTAAAGTTCGACTGCATTGCGCTTTTTAAAGCTTTTGCTTCATCACGAATAGTTTTCAAAGATCTTGCCATTCCACCATCATCTAGATCAACTGCAAATTGATATCCTTGAATCTTTTCAGCCATATTTTCCTCCCTTCTTTACAAAAGCCCTGCGCCACGAGCCAATTTTAATGGATCCTGTATTCTATCTTTACGAGGTTTTGCTTTTAGAGCACTTTGAAGTTCGCTAAAAGAATTTTTATTATAAAATTGGTTCGGCAAAATTCCTTGTTGCAAAAATTGCTGAGCCATATAATCTATGTCCTCTATAAGATTGTCTAATTGGTAGATGGTTCTTCTTCTTGCGATTTTGGGTCTTCTTTCTTTTCCTCAGGTTTCTCATCATCGCTTTTTGATGGTAACGAAATACCAATAAACTTTGTCATACATTCATTAAAAAAAGCATACTGGTCAGAAAACGAAAAGTCTTCTAGTGTCTTTTTTTCTTTTTGATCCAATGCCAGCATATCAACAGTTGCTTCTCCAACTATCTCTGCAAGCAGTGGGGTATATTCTGCCAGTGAAGCGAGTGAATCATCACCCTCGTTAATTTTTTCTAATAGTTTTTTATAATGACTTGCAATTTTTTTAATGTTTTTAGGACTATCAATGAGCTTATATTGCTTATCAATTCCGATCTTGTTACCGTCAAATTCAACAAATTCTGCCATTTGCATTTTCCTCCTAAAAGCCGCCAATACTATCACGTATTTATTGTTCATTTCATAGGCGACTATGCGTGTATTAATTGAAACGTGCCTTAAAACACGTCTCTCAACATCTAACTTTTTTAATAGCTTCAACGTACTTTACTGAAGCTTTGCTTTTATCAACAAAAGAAAAATCTTCCCCAAAAGGGTAACTTTTAACATACTTGCCCTTAAAGAAAAGATTTTTCATATTTTCAGTGACTCCTGCATTATGCATAATCTTATTTTTGTTCCATTCCGAAATATCATCAGTTGGCCAACAAAAATCAAGCTCTTTTGAAATCTGAGGCCCGATGTTGAAGTACATCATATTCCAAAGCTGCGCCCACATTTCCGCTGTCCATTTTTGAATGTCAGAATCAATCGATTGAAAATAATTGTAAATTTTTACGGAATCATTATACACTTTTTTCCAATACGCAGCGCTTGGGTTTTTAATAACCCATTGTGCACCACCTGAGTTGTAGTTGATCGTTTCAATTGATTTTCTTGTTACTCTAATGATTTTACACATTTGACTAATAATTTTTTCACCGTTCTTACAGCTTTTGATATAATCAAGATTTAAATATCCATTGCAGTCACTGCACAGCCATTTATCAGATCTGCACTTTAATCGCCTTAAATCAGGTTTCTCCCGAAAAATGACATCACTGTCAAAATAAAAATAAGTTTCATTTTCTCGGGATTTATCTTCGGCTAAGAACTTCCACCACAAGTAAGGCTTAACCGATGGCATATAGCTTTTGTTTGATCTTTCATCAGAATAAGTGTGTACCTCAACACCATATTTTCCTGATAGTTTAGCTGGAACAGAGTCATCGTGCTTTGTAAAAAGCAAAATAACGTCTGATAAATCAAACCCAACTTCTTTTAGATTGGTCAAGCAAACTTCAAGCTCCCATTCAAAGCGATGAATGGCTGGCTGGCACAAAATAAACTTCAACTAATTAGTGTGTTGTTGTGGTGGTGGTAGTTGGCACTGTAGTAGTAGTCGTAGTATCAGATGTGATAAACGTTTGTCCAGGGAATACTAGGTCAAACATAGCCTTTTTACTAAAACCAGGATCATCTTCATAAAAAGTAGCCAATGGCTTACCGCTAAATTTATCATACGTTAAAGCAGTATACGTCAAGTTATCATCATCGCGTGTTTCTGCTGTCGAAGTATTGGTTTGAACGTTATGACTAGCTTCGTTAAATGTTCCACGACCAAAGCAGAAAAACACCGATTTCAAAGTAACTGGAATCTGTGCTTCAACAATTAGGCCACATTCAGGGACTGTATCACCATCAATGTATCCCCCAATGCCGTTTGAAACTCTACCCAGCATTTTTTCTTTTGCTAAGTAGTTTATTAAGTTGGAATCAATTGCAACCGATGGTGCTGACGGTGGATTAGAAACATCCACCGTCTCATTATTCCCATCAATTTTAGTAGGTGTCCCTGAAATCCCGGTAATATTAGCTGTCTTAGTACCTAAATTTCCCTTTGCTTTGTTAGTATCAATCTGGAAAACGCCACTAGCGTCTAATCCTTTTACAGCGTCAGCAGCAACACTGCCATCGTCGTTTTTAATTCCAGAGTAAAGCATTCTTAAACCAATTGTAGCCATTTACATGACCTCCTTATTGTAATTAAACTTTAATGTGTTAATAATATTTTTGCTATCTGGGGTTATAACATGGCCCGCATCGCTAAAACAATAAATACTATTATTGAGCAGTATGTTTTTAAGCGCTGACTCAATATTGCTCATATCTCCTACATAATCTTTTGGATAGTATATTTCTAATTGAACTTTTTTTTGCTCCAAAATAGGGAAATCATTCCCATACTCATCCGTTCCACTTGGAATTTCACTAACAACAATAATAGGTGAATTATTATTATTATCATCTGATGGAATAAAGAAAGAATGGATGTGCCCTGAATCAAGTTCTGGAATTGTGCTTATGCTTTCATCCAACAAGCTTTTGACATATGCAGCTGGCGTCATTTAGAACCACCAACCTTTTTATCCATAGCTTTTTTTAGTTGCTTTGCAACAGCTGTTCCAACTTTTCCCTTGGCTTCCGTTTGAGTAGATTCCCAAAAATGCTTCCCTACAATGGTAGAATGGCTTTGACCATTTCTATCTTTGACAGTCCAACCATCATTTTGAAACCTACCAATATAACCTTTTTCACCTTTAGCGGTAAATCCTACACTTACAGAACCATTTGGATGCTCAACTTTAATCAATGAATCTCTTAGATGAACATGCTCATTTTTTCTTAGCTTAGTGCTTTCAGGTATCTTAGGCTTCATTATTTCAACAAACACATCAGCCCCAGCATTGTCAGCCTTTAGCTTTTCCTCACGTCCAAAGCCAGAAGCTAACGTATCCAATATTTTTTCAAATGATTCTGCATTTTTAACCTCTTTAGTCATGTGTGCTCACCACCCTGTGGCAAGTTATTAAGTCAAAGCCGTCTGGAGGGATTCCATCATCAAAAGCTATACTGTCAATCTGGTATACATCAGACTGGTTATATCTTAGCTGCATTGAATCATTCAGGTTGCTATTGTGTCTAACAAAAAAAACAGCTGCATTCTTAATACCTGCACCTGCTAATGTTATTTTTTGCTCGACTGTCAGTGACCATGTTCCAGCCCACAATTTAAAATCAGCATTAAATTTCTTTATGCTTTCACCAGTATTGGGATTGACAGTGTCTGTTTTAACTTGGCCACCAAATTCTAACATGAATGTCATCCTTGAAACATTGATATTTTTAGCCACTGTTATCACCACTATCATTGCTAGCTGATATTTTAACTAAATAACTTTCTTTCAACGACAGAATCAAGTTTTCTAAAGCAATTGGCACCTCATACAATTGTGATGCGCTCGTAGCAGATCGATTTGTATAAAGATGGCTTGCCAAAAGAACAACTGCATAGTCAAATTCTTCGTTATTGTCATAAAATGTAAAATCGTCTTCTTCGACTTGTCCAGCGATGTTCTTGCGCGCTGCAACAATTATTTTAGTGAGCAGATCCGTATCAGTATCGTTATCAATTCTCAACGAATTTCTTAATAAGCTCATAAAGCCTTGAT